AGGGCGGGTCTTACGCAAGGCCCGCCCTTTCCTTTGAAAAGGGGGATGAATGACTGAGTTCCCAAACGAATATCAGGAGGATCGCACGCCAGCCAAAGGCGAGACCGATCAGGAGAAGGCCTCGCTCGCCCTCATGGCGATCAGGTTGCTCGGCATGACCTTCACAGCGCGCGAGGAAGAGGCCCTGGCGGTCTTGATCGGCGCCGTGGTCAGAGAGACACCGAAGGTCGAACGGTCAAGCCTGGTCAACCTGATAAGGCTGGTGACCAATTCGATCGTGGCAAAAGCCACCGCCGATGGCTAGACGCCGCAATGCCAAAACGGCGGAGGACGTTACCGTCCTAGACGACGATGTGCGCGATCCGGTCGAGTATTACGAGACCGAACGAGCGGCTCGCGTAGCCTTGCAACGCACGACCCAGCTGACCGCCGACGTGGTGATCGACCTCGAGGGCAAGGGTGCGCTGCATCATTTCGTGGTCGCCAAGCGCAGGGAGGCCATTCTGGCCCTGATGGCGCTGGTCGACGCCGATCCGACTGATGCCGCTGCGATCTATGCCCTGCAGCGGCGTGTCCATCCCTATCTCGACGCCTGCGATTTCATCCACTCGACCATCGAGGCAGGCGCTGATGCCGACCGAACCATAGAGGAGACCTTTGGACATGACGACCAATCCGAAGACTGATGCCGACCTCGTCGATGAGCCTTTGCCAGCCGTAGACGATGATGCCGAACCTGATGCAGTAGCGCCGGCCACCGCCCGGCAGGACGAAGGGGAAGGGGACGAACAACTGGCGCCGAGACGGCGTGGAGACGAAGGCCGAGAGGCCATTGCCAAGCGTTATCGCGAACTCCAGGCCGAAGAGCGTGAGGAGCGTGAGGAGGAGCTCTCCGGCGGTCCCGACGACATCGCCGCCCTCGACAAACCGGACGCTGGTCGTACCGAATCCGAGCCGGAAGATGACCCAGAATTGGAACTTTTAGTTTTCGGAAATCGGCACAAACACAAGCGTTCTGAGCTGATTCAAATGTACGATTTAGTAGGGCTCTCGGATCAGCATATAATCAGCGTCGCGCAGAAGCAGATGGCCGCAGACCAGCGGCTGCGTGAGGCCAAGGAAGTCGCAGACCAGCGGCTTACCGAAAGCTCTCAACGGCTGAACGGCGCACGCGAAGGCGGCGAGACAGACCAGGCAGACCAGCTTGGTGAGCCACGGCCCGACGACGCAGACGGATTAGCGACCGACCGACCCCCTCAAGGGCTAGACCAGGCCCTTAACGAGGAGACGCTCGACGACATCGTCCAGCGGGTTCAATTCGGCGATGCTGATGAGGCAAAGCAAGCGCTTCGCGATTATGCGGGCGTTATTCGGTCCAGCATCCCGGGGGCAAGCCCCGAGGAAGTGCTGAACCATTTCGAGCAGCGCCTCGCTCAGCGACAGCACCAAACTGAGATCTACAACGCCCTTACCAAGTTCGGGGATGAAAACCCCGACCTCATCGCCGACAAGCATTTGACGACGGTGGGGCTCGACTTGGCAGCGGAGGAAATGCTCAAGGATATGAGGCAAATCGGCCTCACCGACGAGCAGCTGGCCCCGATCGCAGGAGATCGCAAGGCCATCGCCACCGCGCACCGGGCCGTCCGCCAGCAAGGCCACAAAGTCCGCAGCCTCGATGAGGTTCTGGGGGCAGCGGGCGAGACCTTGCGGACCAAATTCCATATCCCGAAAGAATCATCGGGACAGGGAACCGGCTCTCAGACACATCAAGCGAGCTCCAGCCCGGCTACCGCGCGCGAGCGCATGCACCGCAAGGAAATCGCACAACAGCAACCCAGGCACGGAGGAGCCAGGGCTGGAACGCCGCAGGAAACCGCGCGGCCGAAAACTGCCATCGAATTGATCGAGGAGCAGCGCAGGCACCGCAACTTTCCTTCCCTACGCGCATAAAGCCACCACCCAGACCGTTCGTGCCGCAAGACACGAAGGGATTGGGTCATGGCGACCGCGATCAATTGGGCCACCAACAGTGAAGGTGGGTTTCTCTACGCCGACGAGCTCAGCGATGAGCTGAGAACCGCGCTGCAGCCTTTGGTGCGCTTCCGGCAGCTTTGCGAGCCGGATCCAGGCGCCCTCGAGAAGGGCATGCACCGCGGCGATGTTTATCGCTGGAATGTGTATGGCGATCTGGCCCGGCAGGGACGCGAGCTCGATGAGCTAACGCCGATGCCTGAGACGACTTTTGCCACCGCGCAACAGTCCCTCACCATCGTCGAGTACGGCAACTCCGTGCCATATACCGGCAAGATCACGGCGATGGCGAAGCACGATGCCATCTCCATCATCCACAAGCAGCTCAAGAACGACGCGCGCAAGGCATTCGACGTGGCCGCGCACGCGCAGTTCAAACAGACGCTGATCCGCGTCTCACCGACGTCTGGCACATCACAGACAGCGGTGACGCAGGTCTCGACCGGCATCCCGACGATCACCAACAACGTCGAGATGGGCACCGGCCACGTCAAAGCCATCGTCGATCTGATGATGGAGAACAACGTCCCCGGTTATACCGAGGACGACGATTACGTTGCCATTGGTCATCCGACCACGTTCCGTCCATTCAAGAATGAATTGGAGACAATTCATCAATATACGGAGCCAGGTCAGGCCAAGATCTACAACGGCGAGATCGGCCGCTATGAAGGCTGCCGCTTCCTAACACAGTCCTTCATCCCGAAAGGTGGGGCCTACGATTCCACCACTTGGGATCCCTACACGCGCACAGCTGACGCCTGGGACAACGGTCTGTCGTCTTGGGCCTTCTTCTGCGGCGCCGACACGGTCAACGAGGCCATCGTCGTGCCGGAGGAGATCAGGGCCAAGCTGCCATCCGACTACGGTCGGTCCCATGGCATCGCCTGGTACGCGCTGACCGGATTCGGCATTTGGCACCGTGACACGGCAAACACGGCGCAGGGCCGCATCTACATGTGGGACAGCGCCGCGTAATCCTTCAACCACGCCAATGAGCCGGGTGTCTCACAAGCACCCGCGCTCGGCGGCAGTAGGAGTTTTGACATGAGCTACGATAAGCCAAACCGGATCAAATATACCTTCGCGTTCGACGCCGGCAACAACGGCGACGATACCTTCACCGTCTACGGCCCCAAAGGTAAGGCCGGTCGGCTGTGGGATTATGGCGTCGAGTGCATTACCGAGGCCTTCACGTCGGGCGGCTCGCTCGCCATCGGCGACGGTTCTGATCCCAATCGTTTCGGCCTCGAGCTATCCACTGGCGCTACGGCGGCCGACGGCAAGCTCGGCGTCCGGGCGCTGTATGATGAGGTTGCCGACGCCGCGAGCTTCGACGCCCTCATGGTCGATCGGAACATTCCGGCCGACACGGCGGTCACCGGGACCCTCGTCGACGATTCGGCGACGGGCATCGGCGTCTATTTCGTGATCGTCGATTTGGACGACTAAGTCCGATGGACTGGAGGAACCCGAACCGACCGGAGCATCTTGAGGATCCTCGGCCAGAGCCGAAATACTTCAAGAGCAACACCGGAGACGCCGCCGCCGATGGTTATACCGTCGTCAAGCGGCGTCCACGGGTTCGCCACGCCATGGAGGCGGTCGATCCCGAACGTGCCGATCGCATCGAGGATGCTTTCGGTATTGGTGGCGCTGACGCCGACAACGATGCCGACGACTAAATGGTGAGCGGGCTGGGTCCCGTTCCGAAAGGAAGGACGACATGAGAAAAAATGAGAAGGCCGCACGCGGCCAGAATCTCCGCACTGAGACGGCGCCGGATAGGTCGAGCCTCAAGCAAGACGATACCGAAGCCTTGATGGGCAAGAAATGTGGCGGCGGTCCCCGCGACCTCAGTCATTCGCTGATGGGCAACAAGTCCGTTGACTTCATGGACACGCCGCCCAAGCCCAGGAAATAACCGAGGCGCTTCCCCCCTAGCGCCCATAAGAAGAGCGGCCCGGGACTCGAGAGAGCTCCGGGCCGTTCCGCATTCGCATCCACGTTTCAGAAGGACGCGAAATTTAACCCATATCGGAGTGAAGAGCAATGCCACTAAACCGCAACCGTCCCTTCGGCATCATCTCTCCAGGTTACCATGGCGCCTCTTTCGAGCAGGTCGGCAGCGATGGCGTGACTCGCTATTACACCTCTCAAGGCCATGAGATCGACATCAAGAACCACAGGCTGGTCGAGAGCCCGCGCAGCGCCAATCGTCCGGCCAAGCGTGAGAAGACCATGGCCGAGAAGGCTCGCGATCTTCTCGAGGAAAAGGACAAGCCACCCTTTACCAAATTTGCCTTGAAGGCGGCGGCTTTGATGGGTGGCGACAATCCGCCATCGACCAAGGCCGAGATCGTCGCGGCCCTGACCGAGCTCGCCAGAGAACCAAAGCTAGTCGCGCCGGCAGCGGAACCTGTCAAAACGCCAGACCCTGTTCCTCCTGTGGCGAGCGAGACGCCAGATCCTGATCCAGTTACCGATGCGAACGAGACAATCGATCTTCGCGCCTGGGGGCGTGGCGAGGTTCAATATGTGTTCGCCGACGTCGCCAAGGCCATCCGTACTGCTTACTCCAGGGACGTCACCACCCGCGCTGATGCCCTCGACGCCCTGATCGACGCCGGAATCCTCCGCGATGGCGAGGCAATGGATGTCGCAATCCCTGACGAGAGCGATGAGGATGCCCAGGAAGAGGCGGATATGGCCGCCGAGGTCAAGGCCGAGAATGAAGCGGCCGCGGCCGCCGATGCCGCGTTCAAGGCCGAAGCCGAGGCCGCAGCAGCGGCGGAGGAGGCAGCCAAAGCCGAGCCGACGCCAGAGGCCGTGCCAGAGCCGCCGGCGATGAAAGGCATAGATCGCTTCGATCATCCAGACGAGCCGCAGCCGGCCCCCGAGACGCAGAAGAAGATCAGCTGAAACAGGCTGGCCCCTGACGGAATAGGTGCAGCATGGCCGGATATACGACCCTAATCGGGGCCAAGACCGTAGAGGGCTCGATCAAGAATTGGGTAAGCCGTTCTGACATTCCGGCCACCACCATCCTCACCGAAGCCCAGGCGCTGATCTACGAGAAGCTCCGGGTGCGCGAAATGATGGTGAGGGACGATCTCGCGGCCTCCGTGGGCGCATCAGACGTGCTGGCGCCCTCGACCTTTATGGATCCGGTCAGCTTGGTTCCCTATGGCTGGGCCGACCCCCTCGATTATCAGAACGAATCCATCTTCGTGCAGAACATGGACACCGACGGGGTATTATCGACCGGCACGCCGAGCGCCTACACCGTAATCAATGCGACCATCATCTTCGACGTCGAATTGTCGGAGGCCTTCGGCGGTAAGCTGATCTATTTCAGCCTGCCGACCCCGCTCGGCACTGGCAACGAGACCAATTTCCTCA